CGAGTATTGGGGTCAGAACCGGGGCCAGAAGTCGCCGGATCAGCCGTAGTCACAATAGTCGGGAGAGTGATAGCGCAGGTTGCCGGAACCAGCAGGGTATGACCAGCGTGGGTAGCAACAGAAAGCGTTACCGTAGCACCAAGGGTAAGGAGATTTCCCGGCCCTTGGGAGTAGAAACCATTGAGCGAACGGACGGGGCCGTCGAATGTCGAAATAGCCATTTGTAAATCCTTTGTGTGTTAGCACATCCTTGCACCGTCTCTAACAAGTCTGCTGGGGCAGTCTGTGCAAGTCAAAATTCCCAGAAAATTAGGGAGGGACGTTTAAATCCCTCCCCACTACTATACTACATTAGCTAGAACCGGAAGCACCGAAGATGCCAAGCGGATCAGACGCTCCGAAGCTGTAACGCTCACGGCTCTTGTAACGGACGTTACCAGTGTCAAAGTCTCCATCCATTGAGTTCGCCAGAGGCGTCCGGACAAAATGCTTCAGACCGTTAGGTACGTCAGTCATCAGGAACCAAGCGTTCGTATCCGTCAGGAAGTGATTAACACGGTACCCTTCAGGAATCGAACCATTGTTCTTCAGAGCGTTGATGTCGTTGTTGTTGGTACTGGTACGCAGTTCCGTTTCCAGAAGGCGCGTAGCAACGAACATCAAAGCAGGAGGAACAATCAGCTTACGGGGCTTGGCGGCGATCAGCAAACCACGCTCATCCGTCCAACCAGCGATCTGAATAACAGCAGCCTCAAGCGAGGTTTCATTCAGGTCGGCAGCACCGCCCGTATTGCTGTTCGTGCCACCGGAAACCAGCGGATGCGAAGCAGAACACAGGACAACACCGTCACCGTAGGTCGGGCCACCAGCAAATGCGTTGTTAAGGATTGCAGCAGCCTTAACTTGCTTGGTGTAAGCCATACCACGGGCCAGAGCCTTGGTGTAACGGGCAGACAGAGAGTCATACAGGTTATCTTCAATAGCCTCTTCCGTCACCGAGAAACCAAGAGCAATAGTTTCGTGTTGGTATCTGGCAGTCCATGCTTCCTGTGCGTTGTCGTAGGAAATCGCGCTTCCTTCGTTCTTCACAGGGGCGGCACTGAAGCCAGACAGTTTCGTTTCTTCTTCAAAAGAACGCTCGGAGGTTTCGGTTTCGAAAATCTCTTTATGCTCTTCGCCGTACTTTGCATACTCCAGACCAAACAGAGCATTCAAACCCGGAAGAAGTTCTTTCAGTAGTTGTGCGCGTGAAATAGCCATGATTTATCTCCTTACGCCAACGCAGTTGTGTTGCGATACAGATGGGCGAATTGGTTCCAAGAAACCAAAACTTCCACGAACGAGCCGGTAGCTGGCGCGGTATCGGGAACAACGTCGATGATTTTGACAGGAAGCGTAGCGGAGGCTACACCAGCGTTTTTTACACCTTGAGTACCATCACCCGTAGCCGTGCTGCCAGTAACGGTTTGGTAGATGATATCCACGTTTCCGCCTACCAGAGCGGCACGGTTCGCCTGACTAGCAGACGGAGCGGCATCAGCGGCAGATTGAATGGCAACTTTCATTACCAGATCGGGATCGTCAGCAATATAAGCAACGGTACCGTTCGGGCCATCAACCGTTTGGGTAATCGTGGCGGGGTAATACTGCCCGTAGACACGCTGACCAGACGAATTGATGTAGCTGCAACCCATGAAAATGCCAACGATTGCCGTACCAGTATTGGTAACGGTATTGTTGTTGATACAGCCATTGGCAGACATGATCACGCAATCACCAAAGAAAATATTGGTGGCGTGACCAGACGCAATAGCCATCTGCCGAGTGGAACCAGAGAAAACCTGTCCTCCCAGTAGATTTACGGGACGAAACCCGTAAGCGGCTGAAACTGTCGGATAAGCCATTGTTAGACTCCTAAAAAGTTAAGTTATTTAGCCCCACGACCAAAGGAGGTAGATGACTTCTTCTCTGAAAACAGAGGCATCCTTGGGTCGTTGGTCTTCATAAAGCTACTGTCAACGGCTTCAATTTGATTGTCGCTTGCACGTTTGTAATGCGCTGCGCGTTGATCCATAAACTCCTGTGGAATCTTGCACAACAGCAAGCCGCCAATCTCAATGCTGCCTTTAAAACGACTGTTTTGGTCTGGCTGAGTCTGTATTTCTGGATGATCTTCAGCTTTAACAGGTTCCCAACCTTCACGAAATTTTGCAGAGACATTTGTTGGGTCGTATTGACCCGCCAGTGCCGTCCGTACCCACCTGAATGCCCATCCCGGTTGGGGGTTGGGTGAAGGAAGTAATTGCGGAGGTGACCACTCTTTAATGCGTTGAGTAGCTTCCCTACCTTCCAATTCACGATGTTGACGTTCAGCCATTATTGCCTCCATTTAAAGCTGCTACTTGCTTTGCATATTCTTGCAAGGGGATGTTCAGACGCTTGGCAAGTGCCACCTGAGTCTGAGTGAGCGCAATTTTTTTGTTGCCTGACAGTGTTCTTGTCACTGGAGCAACAACATTTGCGTTAGCCTTCTGGCGAGGTTCTTTCACCCCGGAGTCACCCCAACTGTAGTCAGGGAAGCGTTTCCTCATCTCACGATTGATCTCGTCGTAGTATTTTGTAGCATCCCGTTGGGGATGGACACCACGCGCTATCAAATCTTCGTGTACACCGTAAGCCATCCCGGTCATCAAGCGATCCTTGCCAAACCATGAGTTTTTTGTAGCCCATGCTGTGGCAGTCTCGTCGGGAGGCGGAGCCG